ACACTACGATCTACCTCGGCAGCATGGTCGCGATTGACGCGGCCGGCAACGCGGTTCCTGCATCGGCGACTACGACTACTGCCAACGCGCAGAAGGTGATCGGACGTGGCGAATATGTCGTCAACGGTATTCCCGCGCAGAACGCGGTGAACAATCCTGGTGCGGCGGGCGCGATCCAGATCGCGGTGCGCAAGGGCGTCTTCATGTACTCGCAGGACAACTCGATCACCGCGGCGTCGGTGGGCAGCCCCTGCTTCGCGCTCGACGACAACAACGTGACCGCCACCGATCGCGCCTCGGGCGCGAGCGTGCAGCAGTACGCGGTGGCCGGACAGGTGGTCGCGATCGATCCTTCGGGCGAAGTGTGGGTCGATTTCTGGCATCAGGACACGCCCGCGGCATAGGCGATCTCGCAACTAGCAAGGAGTTAGAACCAAGATGGAAGTATCTCCACAAAATCTGTCTGCACTTTTCACCGGCTTCGATGTCGTCTTTCAGCGCGGATTCGAGAAGCCTCCTTCATACTACGAATCGATCTGCTCGATCGTGCGTTCGTCCAGCCGCGTGAGTACCTATCCATGGCTGGGACGCACGACCAAGTTTCGTGAGTGGCTCGGCGATCGGGTCATCCAGGCGCTCGAGGCGCATTCCTACACCATCGCCAATCGCAACTTCGAAGACACGGTTTCGATCGATCGCAACGACATCGAAGACGATACCTATGGCGTCTACGAGCCGATCATCGAGCAGCTCGGATGGGACACCAAGGTCCATCCCGACATGCTGCTCTTTCAGATGATCAAGAACTCGGTGACGACTCCATCGAGCGTCGTCGGCTACGATGGCCAGCCGTTCTTCTCATCGACGCATCCGGTAGGTCCCTTAGGACGTGCCGATGCGGATTCGACGGCTTCGAACATCAACAGCTCTGGTTCGGCTCCTTTCTGGTTCCTGATTGACGCGTCGCGCGCGATCCGGCCGTTCATCTTCCAGCTACGCCGCGAGTATGCCGTGACGCGCATGAGTTCCATCAACGATGAGGCGGTTTTCAATCGTCGCGAGTTTCGTTATGGCGTCGATGGCCGCGCCAACACCGGAGTCGGGCTCTGGCAGCTTGCGTATGCGAGCAACCAGGATCTCTCGAATCCCGCTAACTACGGCGCGGTGCGCACCGCGATGCGCTCTTTCAAGACCGACGCCGCGATGCCATTCGGCACGCTAGCAAGCGGCAAGGGTGTTTACCTCCTGGTGCCTCCAGCGCTCGAGGAAGTAGGGCGTCAGCTCCTGAATTCGGAATTCATGGCCGGCGCCGGGGTTAGCTCGAGCGTTTCGACCACCAACATCTGGCGAAACAGCTCGGACCTTATCGTGAGCGAGTACCTGTCTTAGGAGAGCAACGGGTTTCATGAGTTACGCGACACCACAGGACATCATGAATCGCTATCCGAATCGCGATCTGGTCCAACTCACCAACGAGGATCCGACGATTACCACGATCAATACCGCTGCGCTTCAGCAGGCGCTGGATGACGCTTCGGCGGAGATCGACGGATACCTCGGCGGCCGCTTCACGCTGCCGCTGACCGACGCGCCCGAGGTGCTGAATCGGCTCGTTTGTGACGTCGCGATCTACCGCCTGCAGTCGCTGCGGCCGATCCACGATCTCGCCGATGCGCGCCGTCGTTATCACGACGCGATCGCGATGCTGACCAGGGTTGCGAGCGGCGAGATGACTCTCGGTATCGGCGCCGATGGTCGTGAAACGTCGATCGCGCAAAGCGCGGAGCAGGCCGCGGAGCCGGTGCGCGTGTTCAATCGTAAGAGGCTCAAGGGATTCTAGCGACGATGGGAGTTGTTCTCGACACGCCATGGATCGGGCAGCAGTTCTCGCCGCCGACCCCGATCGATATCGCCAGCATCGAGACGGCGATCGTGGCGCGGCTGCAAGCGATGGTGACCTCGATCGAGATCGCCCACTTCCCGGACAATCCCAAGAGCTATCGCCTGACGCATAGAATCGGCGCGGCGCTGGTCGTATATCGCGGATCCAACTACGGCGAGGTGCTGGACACCGCGTCGATCATCCAGGAACGAAAAATGGAGTTCGACATCACCGTGCTTGTCCGCGACCTGGGATGGAGCGTTGGTGGCCCTCCGGGAGGGACCTCTCCGGGAGCCTACGCGATCCTGGAAGCGATCCGCGCCGCGCTGACCGGATACCGGGTTCCCGGCGCGCGCAAGATCATCATGGTTCGTGAGAAGTTCGTCGAGCGCGACGCCGAAGGTGGCGTGTGGATCTACCTGATTACTATCGCGTTGACCACGATGGCAGTTGAGCCTTCGACTACCTGCGACTTCCCGCTCTTCGTCAAGGGAGTAGCGCTCGAGGCTGATGGCGAGAGCACGGTCACGATCGGTGCGACGCCGTTTACGTTCAACTCGCAGGATCAGATTCAACTTCCGAACGGGAACATCATCGCACTCACAGTCAGCGCACTCGGCGGCTCGGCATTCATCCTTGGAACTGACTATGCACTCGATGCGGTAAACGGAATCGTGACCCGCATCGCATCGGGCGGAATTGCAAGTGGAGCTTCAGTCAATACCGCATGGAGTTACGCCGATGCGGTTGTAGCTTCGGCGGGAGAATCAGCGCCGTTCGCATAAGGGTCTCGGTCTTAGCCGGAACTTAATCCAAAATCACACGGTGAACAAATGCCAGCAAGTTTCCTGCACGGAATAGAAGTGATCGAAGTCGACAGCGGTCCGGTCCCGGTGACAGTGGTCAAGTCCGCAGTCATCGGTTTGGTCGGCACCGCGCCCTCCTGGGCGGTCGAGGCGCCCGCGACCGCGCCGGCCGTCAACACGCCGACACTGGTCTCATCGGCGCTCGATGCGGCGAACTTCGGGCCGATCGTGCGCGGCTATACCATCCCGTACGCGCTCGCGGCGATTCAGAATCAGGGCGCGGGCCAGGCGATCGTCGTTAATGTATTCGACCCGACCAGGCATTTCACCTCCGTCGCTCCTACGGCATATCCGTTCAATGCTCAAGGTGTGATCAACCTCGGACACATGGGAGTATCGAGTGTAGTGGTCACTAGCGACCCCGCCGGTACTACCTATGCCGGAGGAACTGATTACACCCTCGACCCTGTCAATGGAGTAATCACGATTGTTCCAACCGCGTCGGGAGGTCACATCGCATCGGGAGCTACGGTACTGGTGGGCTTCAACTATGCCGACCCCACCAAGGTCCAGGACTCCGACATCATCGGAGCAGTGACCGGCGGAGTGTACACAGGGATGCAGGCCCTCCAGACTACCTTTGGCACGATGGGCTTCTTCTCGAAGATATTGATTGCGCCGGGATACTCGCAGTTCGCCGATGTAGCGACTGCTGAGATAGCTCTCGCGAACAAGATTCGAGCGGTCGCGCTGGTCGACTCACCACCTTCAACTCCGGTAGCGACTGCGATCAGCAATCGCGGACTGGCCGGCAACGCCTTCAACACCTCGAGCACGCGGGGGGTACTGTGCTACCCGCAAGAGACCTTCTACGACACGGGAATCGTTCCTACCGGCGTTACGCTTAGCACAACCGGCGCGCCGCTGACCTCGCAGTTGAACGCAGTCTCAGTCGGTCCCTATTCTTCATGGGTCGCAGGTGCGATAGCGGCGCGCGACCTCGCGAATGGTTACTGGTGGTCGCCTTCCAATCTCGAGGTCGACGGAATCCTCGGTCCCGACGTTCACTTGTACGCGTCCGCCCTTGATGCCTCTTCCGACGTGAACAATCTCAACGCGAGTGGAATTCTCACGGTGTTCAATGCATTCGGCACCGGCTTCCGGATCTGGGGCAACCGTTCCTCCGCGTATCCAACTGATACTGCTCCCGATAATTTCATAAACGTGCGGCGAACGATGGATGTTATCGAGGAGTCGGTCGAACTCGCGATGCTGCAGTTCATTGATCAGCCAATCTCCAACGCGCTAATCACCGCGATCGTGGCGTCGGTCAATTCGTTCCTCCGGACTCTGATCCAGCGCGGTGCATTGGTAGCTGGCAGCGCTAGCTATGACCCGACGGAGAATCCCCCAGCCCAGATTTCCGCGGGCCAGTTGGTGTTCGACATCGACGTGATGCCACCGCCTCCTGCGGAGCGTCTGACCTTCCAGACCTTCATCGATGTGTCCCTTCTACAGCAACTCGGTCAGACCAATGCGTTGACCGCATCCGCGTCAGCCACTTCATAGTAACGTCGAAGAACTATCGAGGTAGTCGAATGAATATCCAGATCAACTCTCTTGCCAATGCCAACGTATACATCGATGGCGTTGGCTTGCTCGGGCGCGCAGCAGAGGTCGAAATCCCGCAGCCGCGGCATCGCATGATCGACTATAAGGGACTTGGGATGGTCGGTACCGCTGAACTGTGGAGTGGAGTGGACAAGCTCGAGGCGAAAATAAAGTGGGCTTCGTTCGACGCAGAGACCCTAACGATGGCGGCGAGTCCCTTCCAAACTCACTCGTTCCAGGTCCGTGGGAGTCTCGAGCAGTACACGAGCCAGGGCCGGTCAGCTGAGTTACCCGTCGTCTACCTGATGACGGGAGTATTCAAGGACGCCGGCACGGCCAATTTCAAACATCAGGCGATGGTGGAGACGAATTCAACCGTGAGCGTCTACCACTGCGAACTCTATGTCGGTGGAACTCAGATCTATCTCTACGACGTGTTTGCGAACCTGTACGTTGTGGGCGGGGTTGATCAGCTTTCCACTTTTCGTACGAACCTGGGCGGCTGACGTGGCCGGCGAGTCCAACCGATAGCATCGCAAGTGACTGAGGAGCGTTTCCGATGAGATCTGATGATCTAACTGTAAACGGAGTCAAGCTTCGGGAAGCGCCCGGAGCCGAACCGAAAGATCGGACTTTGCTGGTCCTCCCCTCCGGCAAGAACGCCACTATCCGGAGAGGCTTCGGGCGCGACCTGATGCGTGCACAGCGGGTGGTGGGAGCATCGAGCGATCCCACCGCGGTGGTGTTTGCGCTGATTGCTGAGCTGGTCGAGATCGATGGCGAGAAGATCCTCTATGAGGATCTTCTCGCGATGGATCTCAACGACGTGCTCGCGTTGCAGTCGGAGGTGGCCGGCGCAAATTTTCAGGGCCCTCCGCCGGCGCCTTCGCAGCCCTCGTTCACTTCGGATTCGGAGTAGAAGAGCTGGCGGCGATGGACTTCGAAGAACTGAGCTACTGGCTGCAGGCGGTCAACGAGTACAACCGCAAAGCCTCGGAGATCGCAGGCGGAGGGGATTAGTCAAATGTCGCTAGTAGGTGGGACGTCACCGGAAGGCGGCGCCGGATGGGCATCGCCAGTTGGGAGCCCCTGTTTCGCCAGGCGCTTCGCGCGAGCTTCTGCCATACCTTCCCTCCAAGCTTGCGGGATCGACCGAATGACGTCGAGTGCGATCAATATCAGTCCAATGTTCAGTCCAGCTACGACGCTCATCCCGAGTATGAAAACAGCGCCCTCAGGAGTTCCGCCCCACCAGAGGAACTGTTCGAATTGATGCCACCAGCAGCGCATTTGGTTTTGAACTCCTGGAGTCGAGGCTGCCAAATACCAATGAGAGAAGGCCGCTAGAAAACCAGTGCTGGAGTCGGTATTCAAATGTCACTGGTCGGGGGGACGTCGTCGTCGGAAGGTGGCGCCGGATCGAGACCATCAGAAGGTACTCGTTTCTCAAGGTGCTTCGCACGCTCCTCGGCGAGAACCAGGCTCCAGGCTTGGGGGATCTGCCAAACAATCCCGACTATGATCACGATTACTCCGACTACTATGACAGCCGCGACGCCGGTCGACGCCAGGGAAGCTAGTCCTTCCGCGGTTCCGGCGGAGCAGACAAGCTGGAGCAATTGATCCCACATATGGTTCATTTGGTTTCGAGGTTCTAAAAATGCATGCGAAAGTAAACCTTCAAATGTCGCTGGTCGGCGGGACGTCACCGGAAGGCGGCGCCGGATGCGAATCACTGGAATGGATCTGCTGTTTCAGCCGCTTTGCTGCACCTAACGCTCGACCTTCGTTCACACCTCGTACGAACGCTCTAACGCATTCCCTGGCGAACAAGATCGCTGCAATGAGTAGTCCGCCCAAGGCGACCAGTGCTGTCACGTCGACAAACCACTCCGGAGTGCCGGCGCAGCATAGCAACTGGTCGAATACATTCCACCAGCAATTCATCTGGTTTCGAAGTCCTAGATCGGAGAATTGAGCCTAAATACCAATGGTCTACAAGCTCAAACCCGACGATGTCGCTCGCGTGTCGGCCTTTGCGGCCGCAATCTCGGCTGCGACCGAACGAGTGAACGACTTCACCGCTCGACTCGGCACGCTCGTCAGCGTGTCCGGAAAGGCTGCGCTTCAGATCGCAAACGTTCCCACCAGTGCAGCACAGACAATCGCTCATAGTCAAGCGTTGGCGACATGCTGTCGATGCACTTGCGACGTGCGACCCAGGGAATCGAACAACGGTTCGTCGTTCCCAGCTGAAGTCTCGCGAGGGTTTTTCCGCGGAGCTATTGCGATTGCGGCCGCGAGGCTCTGGGTGGAGGCAATAAAGCGGCTTCGCGCGAGTTATGTCGGGCAAATGGCAAAGAGTGGGCTATATGCGATGGGTCGAGCTGCTACCTTTCTATGGGAATTTATGCCCGCGT